ATCTAGCAGTAGTATAAATGTTACTACTAAATGGGATGGTGCACCTGCTGTAGTATGTGGTACCAACCCTGAGAATGGACAGTTCTTTGTAGGAACTAAGTCAGTCTTTAATATAAACAATCCAAAAATATGTTATTCTGATGAACAGGTTGACTTCTACTATGATGCAGGAGAATTAAATAAGAAATTAAAAGCGTGTTTGAAGTATCTTCCCTCTCTTAATCTTACAGGAATACTACAGGGAGATCTATTGTACACTACTGATAAGACAGTAGGACAAGTTAATGGTGAGTCTTGTGTAGTCTTTCAACCTAATACAATCACGTATGCTATACCATCTACCAGTCCATTAGGTGCAAAGGTAAAGGCAAGTTCATTGGGCATAGTATTTCATACCAAATATACTGGTGCAACAATGAGTGAACTTACTGCAACGTTTGGAGTGAAGACACCTGCTAGTAGTGCAACTGTACACGTGTTCTCTTCAAACTTTACTGATGCTACTGGTGCTTCACAGTTTACTGCAGCAGAGAAGACAGCATATAATGCAGCAGTTAATCGTGCTAGTGGATCTCTTAAACAAGCATCTGCTTTTCTTGATATCCTAAAGGATACTGGTCAGGGTAAGTTTATGTTAGCAGTAATGTTTAAACAGTTCTTTAACTCATACATTCGTGGAGGTAAGAACCTTACTAATACTAAGGCTGTGACTGCTAACTTTGCAAACTACTATCAACAAGCATTAACTAAACAGATCAATTCAGTTAAGACTCCTAGTGCTAAGAGCAAGTGGCAGAAGGTACAGGCAGATGGTTTAAAATTTATCAAGACATATAATAGAGCCATATATATGACTGTGGCTTCTTATTTAAATCTCATTGCTGCTAAGAATATGGTAGTCAAGAAACTGTCTAAAGTACAGGACATTGGTACCTTTATTCGTACAGACGATGGGTATAGAGTCACTGCTCCAGAAGGATTTGTTGCTATAAAATCTGGTACTTCTTTGAAGCTAGTAGATAGGATGGAGTTCTCTAAGTCGAACTTCACAGTAGCAAAGAACTGGGGATGAATAAATATACTATAGGAAACGACGTAGATTAGATGAAATTTACTAACTTCATTGCTGAAGCTAGGACTGTTGCTGGAGAGACCGCTGCTAAGAGAGGTTTGTCACACGTTGGTCACGGCTATTATGCAGACAGATCTGGTACTATAGTTGCTAAATCAGAGGGTGGAGAGAGGCTTGTCCCTGTTGACCCGCAAGAGGCAGATGTTGTACAACAAGATGCTGCTAACGGCTATGCCGAAGACGAAGCAAATGCTAGTGTAGAAGATAAGGGTGCAGTAGCTCTTACCTTTGGTCGTTTCAATCCTCCTACGATAGGTCACCAAAAAGTATTTGATAAGGTGGCTTCTGAATCGACTGGAGAGTATAGAATATATCCTTCACGATCTGTAGATCCTAAACAAAACCCTCTTCAACCAGTTGAGAAGATCAACTATATGAAAAAGATGTTCCCTGAGCACGCTGATGCTATTCAGAATGATGAATCGATGGGGAACATTTTTAATGTATTAAATGCATTAAATGAAGAAGGCTACAGTGCTATTACTATGGTCGTTGGCGATGATAGGGTGTCTGAATTCAGTACACTACTAGAGAAGTACAACGGTGTAGCATATAATTTCGAAGAAGGATTGGAGGTTAAGTCTGCAGGTTCTAGAGATCCTGATGCTGAAGGTGCCGAAGGTATGTCAGCATCTAAGATGAGAGCGTTTGCTGCAGAAGGTAACTTAAAAGAGTTTGCTAAGGGTATCCCTGGTGGGGATGAGTCTTTGGCAAATAACTTAATGAATGCTGTACGTAGAGGTATGGGTGTAACTTCTGAAGAGAAGACACCATCTGGTGAACCTAAGAAGACTGAGAAGGTAACTGAACTTTGGAAGATCGCTCCTAAGTTAGATCAACAAGGTCTACGTGAAGCATACGTTAATCAAGAAGTATTCCAGATGGGTTCTCTAGTAGAACATACTGACACTGGAGTCAGAGGTGAGGTAGTATATCGTGGAACTAACTATGCCATCTTCGAAGATGAGCACGGTTGGAGATTCCGTGTATGGTTGACCTCTCTTAATGAAGTAACACAGAATGATGTTGATCCTGATGAGCAACATTTCTCTGCTGATGATGGAAGTGGAAACACTTGGAAAGTCGGAACTGATACATATAGGAAGGCACTACAGGATATGACTCCTGGACAGGCTACTGGTAGGTTTACTACTATGAATCCTACGTTGAGAAAGTTCAGCGATTTTAGAAAAACTAAATAGTACTATCGGAATTTTTAATCCAATGGATCTTAAACTTGCAGGAAGACTGCTTAAATACAATCCAGCTGATGTAACTAGAGCAACATATGTAGTGGAATACGCAGAGCGTAACTACTCTACAGTTGAAGCTCAACAGATGTACATCGATGCTAGTCTGAAAGAGACTGTCGCTTGTAAGGAGATTGCTGGTATACTCCGAGAGAAGACTGCTAATGCAGCTACTATAGATAACAAACCTAGTGCAGCATCAGGTAAGATCGATACGATCAAAGAACCTAAGAGCACAGAAGGACCTGTGAATGCCCAACAGAATTCTATCAAAGCCAAGGGGGATGCGAAGAAAGCTGCGGGTTTTAGCGGTGGTGTCAAGAATACGGGGCTAGTTGACACCAAGGAAGAAGTTGAAGTCCTCGATGAAGAAGAGTATGATCGCATCAAAGACAGGAAGAGAGAGTTAGGACTCCCAGGACCTGGCGATGGAGACAACCCTTCTAATAGAAAATCCACTGGTGGTACCAAGGGGTTGACACCAGAAGAACAAAGAAAGGCTCAGGCTAACTCACAGAAAGCATTTAAACTTACTGTAAAGAACCTACGAGCTAAGTATGGTCACAATGCTGTCCTCACTAAGAAGGAAGATGTTACCATAGAAGGTGAGCAACTAACTGAAGCTCCCAACAAGCATTCAGCACGTCCACACGTTGCTGTACAAGCTCCTCAAAAGGAGAAACCAGGCAGAGATGCTGGTGCTATAGCGAAGAAGCGACTTGCTTCTAAGCCTAAACCTAGTGTTAAAGCCCAAGCAAAAGACGTTGCCAAGTCTGCTGGATCAGCCGTGAAGAAAACGGTCAAGGCAGTCGGTAAGAAAGCAGCACAGACTGCTGGCAAAGTCGCAGGTGAATACTCTGCTGCCAAAGAGAAAAGTAAGAAGGCAGCTCTAGAGAAATCATCAACCAAGTCTTCCTCGTCATCTGATTCTAAGAAGTCAGAGACACATAGGAAAGGTGAGGAACTTCTGAATAAAATCCGTTCTTCTGGCGGTCAGAAAAAAGACTCCTCATCATCTACCTCCACTCTATCTAAGTCCTCATCTAAATCTTCAGGACCAAAAGCACCTACCATAGTAACTGGTGGTGATAAGAAGAAGGAGAGTAGCTCGTCATCATCCTCTAGCGGTGGCGGTACCACATCATCATCTTCATCCTCAACTGGTAGTAAGATAAAACGTGGTGTCAAGAAGGCGGTTGGAATCTCAGCACGTGCTGTGTCCAAAGCGTCTGGATATGTTGCTAGTCGTATGGGTGAAGAAACTACTTTGGAAACCACTATGGACCTATCAAGAACTCAAAGAATTCGGAGAATTCTGGGAGAGCAAGAGACAAAAGCGCACGACCAGAACAATCTAAGGGATCCCGAAGCTAGCAACTGGAGAGCTAGGTTAGGATTCGATCTAGAAGAAATACAGGAAGGAGATAATCCTACTCCTGAGCAACAGAAGAAGAGAGATGTCTTGAAACAAACCAAGTCACTCACTAACAAGGGTAAGCACAAGGAAGCATCTGCCCTATTTAAAAAGCACTTCCCCAACTTTGGTAAGTAGTATGAACTTAAGCGAAAAGAAATCTAAGATCATCATTAATCCTAAGAAAGAGGATATAATGAAGGAGTCTATTCGTGCCATCATTAAGGCAGATATCGAATCGCTTAAAGGAACGTCAAAAAGATCCTCTGAGGTTATACATAATTCAGATTCGTAACTGAAATTATGATTAACTTTTTAATGCCTATAGCAATCAGTATCATCAACAAGGCTGTTGATAGGATACCTGAAGATCTTGACTCTGTTATCAAAGATTTTTTAATTAAGTTGCTCAAGAAAGCAGCAGCAAAGACTGGAAACAAAGTAGATGACGAACTAGTTGTCGCTCTCCAGAAGGCTCTGCTTGAATCCTAGTACATATAAATAATAAAACGAAGTAACAAATCTCTGGAGATACCAATGGCAGTCCACGGAAAAATAGATGCTGCAGCCTTTAGTAATACTATAGGTGTCACCAATGGTGATGCTACAGTATCTAAAAATGCTGCGGACTCTGTAAATGTAGGTGACGTACTTAATATTAGTAGTGTAAACTACATTGTTAAGCAAGTAACCAGTACTACATCAATAGAATTGCATAAGAATTATGCAGGAAGCACAGCAACAGTTGCTGCTGCATCCGTTATAAAGAGAACTCCTCCTAAGGCAGTTGCAGAATATGTAATTGTTGGTGGTGATAGTAACTCATACGATCTAGTCTTTGTTGACACAACTGAGGACAGTATCGCGTCGAACAAGACCCGTGGTATTTCTGGACCTGGTTGGTGGTTGTATAGAACATATCAATCCCACAATGGTGACACTAAGCACAAGGCAGAATGCCTAGTACCTTTGAAGGTTGCTGCTGGTACAGCAGGTGACTTTGCTCAGGATACTATTGACGCTGATGTACTTGAGACTATTACAGTTGGTACACAACCTGCAAACTCTACTTCTTCTAGTGGAGCTGGAACATTCG